GAAGCCGGCGACCGTGCCGTGGCCGGCATTGTGGCCCGTGCGCGTGAAAACCGCAGCACCTGGCCCGAAGTCTACAGCGAGCTGCGCGCTCTGGCTGACAGCGATCCCGAAAATTTTGGCGAGGCCATGGACACCGCGGTCCGCGAAGAAGTCTATGAGGCGCTGAACTTCGACACCAACTTTTATTTCTAAGGAGCAACCATGAAACGCATCATCGCTGCGGCCACGTTGGCCGCTGTCATCAGCACCCCGGCGCTGGCCTGGGGACCCAGAGAACAGGGCATTGTCACGGGCATTGCTGGTTACTGGCTTTACCAGAAGCTAGATGAAGCTGGCAAACCCAAGGGACCGCCGGTGCAGTATCAACAACCTCCAGTGGTGATCATGCAGCAACCTCAGGTGCAGGCTCAGCCTCAGGCTCTGCCCCAGTGTCGTACCGAAGCAACCTATAACCAAACTGGCGATTTCCTGGGCTATCAGCTCTGGTGCCGTCAGCAATAAGGAGCCATGATGATTAAACTCCGAGCTACCGAAACTAATCTGTATATCATATTGGCGCTGCTCATAGTCCTGGCGCTGGTTGGCCCACTGCTGGTGCTCTGGGCCCTGAACTCGCTGTTTGCTCTGGCATTGGAATACAGCTTGACAAACTGGGCAGCAGTGGTTATAATTCACGCATTCCTTAACACTGCCATCAAGACAAAATGATGCCCGATATCTCCAGCGTTCTGGATCGCATGAAGAACCTGCAGCGGTTCGAAGTGTCAGCACAGTTGCCCGACACCTTTGATTTCCGCGGCAAGGTTCCCTATGACATGAAGATCCGGGACGACGAGATAACCGTGGTCATCTGGGCAGTAAGTTTGGAAGAAGCCGTAGATCGCGTTAATCGCTTTCTCGATGATTGGTCTGGTCTGGGAGATCCGCTATGACAATGCACCTACTACCGCCCATGTATTCCACTACTGGCAAGAAAAAAGGTCGTCAGAAGTTCCGCAATGCCGAACAGGCCCGCTTGGCGCGTGAGCTTGACGACAGCTGGAATGAACTGCTGGCACGACATCCTGCCAAAAAGGTCCAGAGTGTGAAACGCACCCTGGCCGACACCTATAAACTTGGCACGCCGCCAGGACGAGAGACACCACGTTACCCTAGTCTAGATACTGGCGCAGGCAGTACTGCACCAGCCCCCACCCGAGTCTATACTGGCGACAAGATGGTTGGTATTGGCACCATGCACAAAAGCAACATGGTTCCAATCTTCAGCGATCAAGAAGCCAAGGACATTTCTACCATGAGGAGAGGTTAATGTTAAAACCCACGGCAGCATTTCGCATGAAAAAGCATCTTAAATTTATGTTTCAAAATGAACTAGACCCACACCGTCGAGGCATGTTGAAGCGCGCCACCATCCAAGCGCAGCTGGCCAGCGAAATTCGAGTCAAAGAAAAGAAGCACCGCAATCAACCGGACCTAGAAGTATGAACATTGACACCCTGACCACCAGCATAGTATTTGCCAATGCCATGCTGTTCATTGGAGTGGGGTTGGTGATCATGGCCGGCATTGTAGTAGCCATCAACAACATATTCCATCGTTACTGGAAACCCATACAGTTTTTTCAACCTTTACACTATGAAATGAATGAGGAGCCCAAGCATGAACATTCCAAGCAATCCCGCGGATCGAAAAAAGATCGAGTCAGCGCTGCAGGAGATCAGCAACAGCCTAACCAGAGCTGAAGCTGAACGCGATTTTATCAAAGAGGTCATCAAGACTACCTGCGAGGAGCACGATCTAGACAAAAAGATCTTCCGTCGCATGGCCAAGGTCTACCATCGTCGCAACTACAGCGAAGAAGTAGCCGAGCACGAGCAATTCGAGACTCTGTACGAAACCATCACCAACACCACCACAGGAACGGTCAAGGCCAAGCCCAGCACTACTAGCTATGCCTATGATCCAGCAGACAATTCCGAAGGCGGAGATCTGGACTAATCATGTACCCTGGATATAACGATGTATTTTGGATTTTGGAGTATGCCAAACTTGATAGTCTGGGACGACAACACAGCTGGCTCTATGGTGGCATAGCTCGTAACCAGGATGAGGTAGACGACATGACTCGGAATCTCAAGTCCAAGTTAAATTGTGAAGTGCGTGCACATCGTTACAGTCACGCACTGGGAAATAATGCTTGACAATTCTCACAACAACGGCTATAATAATGACATGAATATTGAAATGATCATCCGTCGCATGGATCGAATTGAAGAGGTTCTGGCCGATTGCCGCACCGAATGGGCACGCAATTACTGGACCGGAGTCTGGAATTATTTTCATCGTCAATTAAAAATTCAAGGAGGTCGCCGTGGTTGAAATTCTGGATCTGCTGAACAACATGGCCAGCAATAATAGTCGCACCTTCAAAGAGAGTGTGATGCAGGCCTTCAAAGACAACGACGACTTCAAGACAGTGTGTCGTCTGGCGCTGGATCCTTTTACCAACTTCTATATTCGCAAGATTCCAGAATATCGAGCCAATGTCAATGAAAAGCGTCAGGACCCGCTGCACACTGCGCTGATTCGTCTAAAACTGCTCAGTGAAAGAACTCTGACAGGCAATGCCGGCATTGATCATCTGCGCATTGTACTGGAGAGTGTGAGTCCCAAGGATGCCCAGGTCATAGAACGCATCATTGCCAAGGATCTGCGCTGTGGTGTCAGTGATGCCACAGTAAATAAAATCTGGCCAGGCCTGATTCCCGAATATCCCTGCATGCTGGCCAGCGCCTATGACCAGAAGCTCGTGGATCGCATTGTCTGGCCTGCCATAGCACAGGTCAAGATGGATGGCATGCGGTTCAATGCCATAGTCAAGAACAACAAGGTAGAGTTTCGCAGTCGCAACGGCAAGGAAATCAACATACCCGATCCCAGCATCGAGGAACCATTCCGCCACATGGCCAAATTCTATGGCATTGACATGGTGTTTGATGGTGAGCTGGTTGTGGTGGATGCTGCTGGCAAGATCTGCGATCGCAAGACTGGCAATGGCATACTCAACAAGGCAGTCAAAGGCACCATGTCGGTGGCCGAGGCTGTGATGGTGCGCGCCACGCTCTGGGATGCCATCACACTAGAGGCCTTCCAGGCTGGCATTGAACGCGAAGCCTACAAGAATAGACTGGCCAAGCTCTGCAACTGCATCAGCGATCTAAAAAATCGTCTGGCGCATCTGGGACACTATGTTGACCTGGTACACAGTCAGCAGGTGCAGACGGCCGACGAAGCACGCAGAGTGTTCGAGAAGTTTCTCGCGCAGGGACAGGAAGGTATAATACTCAAGACACGGGACGGTGTCTGGGAAAATAAGCGCAGCAAGAGCCTGATTAAGTTCAAGGGCGAGCTGGAATGCGACCTCAGAGTCGTGAATTGGGAAGAGGGGACAGGCAAAAATGTCAATCGTCTTGGTGCTTTGGTGCTTGAGTCTGATTGTGGTGGTATCAGAGTCAATGTGGGTACGGGCTTTAGTGACGCTGATCGCGATAGCATTACTGCTGCAAACAGCATCGGTAAGATCGTGGCCATCAAATACAATGCCCGAATCAAGGACAAAAATTCAGACGTAGAAAGTTTATTCCTGCCAGTGTTCGTGGAATTCCGCGACGACAAGAGTGTGGCAGATCGAGCAGAAGTCATAAAATAATGGCTGTCTTGCCTGATCCAATCTTTGGCGAGCCGCAACTAGACTTTGAGTTCAATGTAGAGCAATACGCCATAGGCGGTGAAATGATCACTGTCAAGTTTAGCTATGATGACATAACCTATCTGCACCACAGCAACGATCAAGACTGGCGGCAACATGTGCGCCGCAGTCTGGCCCAACAACTAGCCGAGGCAATATTGACCCGAGGTCTCTGTGAAACCATGACCTTTAAAGATCCCATTACTGGCACTCAGACTGTGGCGGCTCGCTGTTATCTGGCGCCCCGGGATCAGGTCAAGATACTGCGAGTTCATAAGCCATGATGCAATATAAATATCGGTATGGCTACCATACTGACATTCCCACAACGCCCACGTATTCAACAGAGTACGGTGATCAGTCTGTACACCGACGAAGAAATAGCTGTAACTTTGGCTGCTGTAAATCTTCACAATGATTCTTATGGAAAGGTTCAGGAAAATGATCTCAATGAATTGGATGCGGGAGTTGTGGAATTCTGTCTACGTCAGGCTAGCGTCAACCAACTTCTCAGTACTCGAGCAAGGCGCTGTGCTGTGCGCATTCTTGCTAGTATACAGCATATAAACATTCGACAGCAGATGTAGTTTATGCTATAATATATTATGTTTTCACTGAAAGGTTGTTATGACACCCCGAGTCGGATTTTGTTGTAAATGGATTGATACGCCAGATCAGATCGATGGTTTTGGCAAAGATGATGCTGCTCGAGCCCTGAATACCCGCACCACCACCGTAGCCTGGCTTAACCGTCAGACCCGGGATGATGCTGAACAACGGCTCTGGGATCTCATGGTGCACAACATAGCCAGCGCACAACGTCTGGTAGAACGAGTAGGGGGCTTGGATGAAGGTCGTCGCATGGTTCGTCTTGGCAGTGATATTCTGCCTGTCTATACCGAACCTAGCTGGAGCTATTTCTGGCGCCGCACTGATGTTCGTGAATATTGTAGTCGGCATTTTGCTGGTGTTGGCCATGCTGCTCGCCAAGCTGGCGTTCGCCTTAGTTTTCATCCTGGTCAGTTTTGTGTATTGGCTAGTCACCATGACAGCATTGTAGAGCGATCAATCGAGGAGTTCGAGTATCATGCAGATATGGCCCGTTGGATGGGGTATGGTCAACAATTTCAGGACTTTAAAATCAACGTCCACATCAGCGGTCGTCGCGGTGCCGAAGGTATTCAAGACACCCTCCAGCGACTCAGCCCCGAAGCACGCAACTGCATCACCATTGAAAACGACGAAACCAAACACGGCATCGACGAGTCACTCAAGCTCGTCGACGACGTCGCTTTGGTGTTAGACATCCACCACCATTGGGTACGCACAGGAGAATACATTGAACCAGATGACGAACGCGTTACACGTATTAAAAGTAGCTGGCGTGGCGTACGCCCTGCTATGCACTATTCCGTATCTCGAGAAGATGTATTACCAGGACACGATGCGGCTACCCGTCCCGACCTTGCAAACCTGCTGGGCCAGGGGATCGCTCGTGGCAAACTGCGTGCCCACAGCGACTTCTACTGGAATACTGCCGTCAACGACTGGGCGCTGAGCTTCAGCCCCGACTTTGACATTCAGTGCGAAAGCAAGGCAAAAAATCTTGCCAGAGACGCGCTCGTCAAACAACTAACTACATAAATACCCGTATGCCAACCTATTCATACAAATGCGAGAAGTGCGAACACGAGTTCGAACAGTTTCAGTCCATGGCTAACATGCACCTACCTACCACCCAGCCTTGCCCCAGTTGCCAGGGAGAAGGAACAGTCATAAAGACCATCGGCGGTGCTCCTAGTCTTGGCGATCCTGTTAGACTTGGTATTAGAAAAATCGACGGCGGGTTCAAGGAGGTCCTGCAGCGTATTCATGCCGCCAACGGCAGACATAGCAATCTCAACAACAAATGGTGATGCGTTTTTGACCGCCAGACATAGAACAACACGGCCCCCTTCAGTTCGACGCCCCGCGTCACTGCTTGGGGGTTTTTCTTTGTCTGAAACATCAACCAAGAAACAAAGGGCAACCATGGCAAAGAAAAATACACAACCAGCTCTAGCACTTGCACCTGCAGTAACAGTCAAGAGCCAGCCCAACCAGCGTTTAAAGATCACCATCAACGATCTTGCGACATTCGATCCACTCACAGAAAATCAGCAAAAATTCTTTGAGCATTATCGATCTGGAGCTCAGTGTATGCTGCTTCACGGAGTAGCAGGAACCGGTAAAAGTTTCATAGCAATCTACAAGGCCCTGGAGGAAGTATTAGACAAGGCCACTCCCTATGATCAATTGGTGGTGGTACGCAGTGCTGTACCTAGTCGTGAAATTGGTCATCTGCCTGGCGACGAAAAGGAAAAGACCGAGGTTTATCAGGCGCCCTATATTGACATCTGCCATCGCTTATTTTATAATCGCTCAGATGCCTGGCAAAGACTCATGGAACAAAAGCATGTCAATTTTATGATCACCAGTTTTGTGCGTGGCATCACTCTGGATCGCAGCATCATAGTTGTAGATGAATGCCAGAACATGACCGACATGGAATTAAACTCAATCATGACTCGAGTTGGCGAACACAGCAAGATCATATTCTGCGGCGACTTCCGTCAGACCGACCTCTACAAGAAGACTGACATGAGCGGCCTTAAGAAGTTTCTGGCCATAGTGGACAGCATGCCCAGTTTCCGAACTGTGGAGTTCGAGGTTGACGACATTGTACGCAGTGACATTGTCAAGGAATATATACTTGCCCGCATGGAGTATGAAAGCAAACATGTAGCATGAAACGAACAGTGATTTCGCATTTTTATAATGAGGAATACCTGCTTCCCTGGTGGCTCAAACATCACAAGCAGGTTTTCCATCATGGCATCCTGGTCGACTATGCCAGCACAGATCGTAGTCGAGAAATAATCCGCAGCATTTGCCCTGACTGGGAGATTGTGGATTCGCGAAACAAAGTTTTTGATGCCTATGCGGTGGACCAGGAAGTCATGGACATTGAATCTGAGTTGGATGGCTGGCGCATGTGCCTCAATGTTACCGAACAACTCCTGGGCGATTATCATTGTCTTGATGTCACTAAAAATGATCAGCTGCTGATACCGTGCCTGACTTTCATTGATCGTCATAGTACAGAACCTGACCCAGCCATGCCATTGTATCAGCAATTTACACATGGTGCCAATTGGAACGAAGCATACTTCCTGCGACAGAGCCGCAGTATACACAGAAAATCCATAGACTATACTGTTGGTCGTCATTTTCAAGGCGACCTCGAGCTGAGCAGCGACGCCATGACTGTGCTATATTATGGCTGGTGTCCATTTAATGAAACTACAATTCAACGTAAAATCAGCATGGGTGACAACATGGACGATACCTGTAGCGAGGGCCGGCATCATATCACTACCCGCGAAGATATTCAGCAGAAATTCAACAACGAAATCCTGCCCTGGGGTCGCGATCAGAGTCAACTATTACAACAATATATACATAAGCACGAGCAGACAAAAATCATTATCTGATTGATGAAGGAACAGCATGAAAAAAGCATTGATTACTGGCATATCTGGCCAGGATGGAAGTTATCTCAGTGAATTGCTGCTAGACAAAGGCTATGAAGTTCATGGCCTGATACGTCGCAACAGCAGCTTTGTAGACCACCCCAATCTCCGCAATGTCAAGGGTCGAGTGACTCTGCACTACGGCGATCTCACCGACTCAACCAATCTCCGCAACCTCATAGGCAAGATTCAACCCGACGAAATCTATAATCTGGCAGCACAGAGTCATGTCATGGTGAGTTTTGAGCTACCAGAATACACAGCCGATGTAGACGCTCTGGGTGCTCTGCGCATACTGGATACCATCAGAGATCTGGGTCTGACTAAAAAGATCCGATACTATCAGGCCAGCACCAGCGAATTGTTTGGCAAGGTGCAGGAGACTCCACAGACTGAACGCACACCATTCTATCCACGCAGTCCCTATGGTTGCAGCAAGCTCTTTGCACACTGGATCACCACCAACTATCGTGAGAGCTACGGCATCTATGCCTGTGCTGGCATACTGTTCAATCATGAGAGTCCGCGTCGTGGCGAAGGGTTTGTCACACGCAAGATTACACGAGCCCTGACCACCATCAAAGCCACAGGCAAGGGTGTGCTGGAGCTAGGCAATCTAGACGCACAACGCGACTGGGGCCATGCCCGTGACTATGTTGAAGCCATGTGGTTGATGCTGCAGCAGGATACTCCCCGTGACTATGTCATCAGCATGAATGAGACACACAGTGTGCGAGACTTCATCAATCTAGCGGCACGTGAGCTGGAGATCAGCATGCAATGGGTTGGTGATGGCATAGACGAGGTTGGCTATGATCGTCAGACTGCCCGAGAGATTGTGCGCATCAATCCTGCATTTTATCGCCCAGCCGAGGTAGATCTGTTGTTGGGCGACAGCACACTGGCCAGAACCGAGCTGGGCTGGCAACCCAGATTTAGTTTCAAGGATCTGGTGCTGGACATGGTCAACAGTGACATGAAATTGGCAGAATTTGAAAGGGATCGTCTATCATGATAGTTTACACACCCATAAGTGTTGGCGAACTGCTGGACAAGATTACCATACTGGAAATCAAAGAACAGCGCATACAACAACCCGACAAACATTTGAACATCTGCAATGAACTTCGTTGTCTGCGTGAAGTAGCCAGTAGACTGTTCCTGGAAAAAGAACCCGAGTATCAGGAACTCAGAGATGAACTGCTGCGAGTCAATGGCCAGCTCTGGGATCTGGAAGACCGAATTCGTGAGCTCATGGAGCGTCCCACCAGCGATACTGAATTCATTGACACTGCAGGACAACATGCAAACATCAAACTGACTG